CATCCGTATTCGGAATCAGGGTTAGCAGGGTAAGCGGATTCTTCACGACAGTCAGGGTTGTTAGGGTCTAGTTGGTTATGTTCTGGATACATGCATGCAGAACTTGAGTAAAATATTTTAGTTGTGTGTCTGTTCTCTAGTGGTTTTGAATCCCAGTTAGTGCCATAAGATTCATTCAACTTACGAACTTCTTCAAGTAGATTGAGATTGATTGATGCTGAGTTGTGCATGATCTCTGCATCGTGTTCACCTGTGAAAATGTAACCTGCTCCACCCATATCAGCAGCGAACTGATATATCTCATCGAAGGTTTCAACCAAATAGTTCGGAATAGAATTGAAGAAGTTTCCTTGTTCACCTTTATATTGAATCGCTCTTCTCACAAAGTCTACATCTCTTAGATCACCTATGACAAATTCATCAGCAGCAGACTTAGAAAAGTCTGGTTCTTTGAGATCAACACCTCTTACCCAAGCACCTTCAGACTTGAGTCTCTTTACCATGTGACTGCCGATGAACCCACCTGCACCCAGAACTAAACACTTCTTCATTGTGGTTTGTACTCACTTACTATATCATATATGTAGTCTAGCATGGGCATCGTGATAACGGGAGAAGTTCCTACAAAAAATACATTATCTAACACACTTGATGCGTTTGGATATAATTTTGCATCACCCATGTGTCTATATGCAGGGTGCATGAGAATGTTACCTGCAAAATAATTTCTAGTTTGAACTCCATGATCTTCTAGATACTTTACTAGGTGGTGTTTTCCGTACTCATATACTATTGGCACTCCAAACCATGAGGTCTCAGCATGCTCTTTTTCTTCGATAACCCTGCAACCAGGTATCTGCGAGAAGACTTGAGTCATAGCAGTTTTGTTCATACGACGGACACAATGTATCTCCTTCTGCTTCTTCAGTTGTATAAGACCAATCGCCCCCTGCAGATCGGCAGGTTTGAGATTGTATCCTTGGACTCCGAAAACATACTTATGATCGACATCCTTGTCGTACCCTTCCAACCATCTGTCAAACCTTCTATTGCAGACACCGTTGGGCAATTTATTTTGGGATCCTACACAGTAGCACCCACGACCCCACCAAGCAAACGATCTGGCGATCTGAACTATCTCCTCGACATTAGAGGAGACCATTCCACCTTCAATCGTACAGATATGATGAGCTGGATAGAAAGAACAAGACGCTGCGATGGCATGTTTAGTAAGCAATTCACCTCTCCACTTGCTACCAAGGGAATCACAGTTGTCCGCAATATACTTCAGTCCATTTCTATTGATAATCTCCATGAACTTGTCAAAGTCATAGGGATTACCAAGGACAGGTGAAGAGAACACGGCTACTGTTCTTGGTGTAATCGCTTTTTCAATCTGATCTAAATCCCAATTCAAATCTTCCATGTCAATATCAAGGAAGATAGGTTTCAATCCATTCTGTATTATGGGGTTGATTGTTGTAGGAAATCCACAAGCACATACAACAATTTCATCACCGTCATGCCAGTCAAAATATTTTTTCAACGCTGCAATCATCACAAGATTAGCAGATGATCCACTGTTCACCATGACAGAGTGTTTGAAATCAAACTGCTTAGAAAATTCACGTTCAAATTTATTGACCTGTTCACCAGCAGGTAACCACTTGCCACCTAATAGTGATGTGATCGCAGCAGTTACCTCTTGGTTGTCCCAATAAGGACCTGAGTAATATATTGGATCACCTTTTTTCCAATTTTGATTTGGTAAGTATGGCATAATGTCATAGTCACCAGAGTTTTGTAACTGAAAGACAAAGTTATCAACTTGTTCTTTTAGGTTATACATAGATCTTTGACAATAAATTCATTAGTGATGTGCTGTGCAAACCCTAGGTTCTGCAACTTAGTTGTGTCCAACCAGAAGTGCTGTGTTTGCACGTTGTTGTGAAACTCAGGTGGATCAATGTTTACAATCTTACCACGAGATCGAGTGAATATTTTAGCGAGTTCTACAATCTCACTAACTTTTGTGGGTCGCCCTGACCCTATGTTGTAGATTTCATTCAACTCACCCTTTTCCATAACAATTTTGATTGCTCTACAGACATCATCTACATGCATTACATCACGTTGATGTGATCCATGATCATATACTTTGATGTCTCTATCTGCTTTGAGTTCATTGACCATCCACTGAATAGCATTCTTCTTTCTGCTTGCATTGGTATCACCATCACCTAATACGTTGCATAGTCTGAGAATTCTATACTTCATTCCTGTCGTTTGAGCGAAAGAAATGATAAGATCTTCCGCACACTTTTTGGTAATAGAATAAAATCCTGTTGGGTTGCATACCTGTACTTCGGATGCAGGGGAGTGTGCTCCCTTTCCATATACGAACCAACTTGATACGAAGTTGAAGGTGATGTCTTTTGATCTACAGAAGTCAAGTGTTTCACATAAGACTCGTAAATTAGTATCGACATCTTTTGTAATCTCGTCATGAACGTGATAATTATGAGTGGTTGAAATCATGTACAAGATATCATTATGGATAGGAACTCTCTCATCCCTCTCTTGTACTTCTACCTCTTCATTGTACATCTCTTTGAAGTTTCTGCCTATGAAACCACAACCATATAAGGAAATCATGTCAATAAATCTATGTAATGTGTGACAGTAGCACGAAGACCAATATCAAAATTAGTAAAAGGTCTCCACCCTGTTCTATTTGTTATCTTACTATGATCCATACCATAGCGTTTGTCAATACCAGGTCTTCCTTCGTTGATACCAATCAAATCATATGGTTTATTCATCATATCTAATATCGTTTTTGTAACATCTATATTTCTCTTCTCGCATGACCCACCAATGTTGAAGTGGTCATTCATTATACCCTGCACTTCTAGTTCCCAGATAGCAGCACAATGATCATACACATATAACCAATCTCTTATCTGATTACCACCACCATGCATGTAAGTTATCTTATTATCAAGAGCATTTGATACCACAAGTGGTATGAGTTTTTCTACATGTTGATGAGGACCATAGTTGTTAGAGCAGTTAGTAATAAGATAAGGTAAACCATAAGTGTTATGCCACGACTTGACAAAATAGTCAGACGCTGCTTTGCTTGCCGAGTAGGGATTTCTTGGGTCATAAGGTGTTGTCTCCTTGAATAATATTTTATCATAGTACTCTAAAGATCCATACACCTCATCAGTTGAGATGTGATGGAACTTCTCTATCTCAGCTTTGAGACTGGCATTCAATAAATTTATAGTGCCGATTACATTTGATTCTAAGAACGGTCTATAGTTTTTGATAGACCTATCAACATGACTCTCAGCAGCAAAGTGAAAAACTTTTCTTGGTTTGTATTTCTCAAAGATATAATTTACATTTCTCTCGTTAGAGATATCACACCATTCAAATATGAATTGATCGGTGTCTGGTATAAATTTTTGATCTGCAGCGTATGATAGATTGTCGATAACGACTACTGGTTCTATTAGATCAGTATCATTTGAAATGTAGTGGAGGAAATTGCTGCCAATGAAGCCTGCACCACCTGTGACTAGGTACATAATTCGATATACTTATCAATGTATGCTTTTACTTTTTTTAGATCTTCAAGTTTGTCACCCTTGTGACCTGCACGACAAACATACTTTACAATATTACCAGTAAAGAAATCTAAATTTTGATCTGCGATAAAATCCCAGACTTGAATCTTACCACGTTGGTAATGTGCAGGGTCTTCTGGTGTGTACATTAGTAGTGCCCCCATGCATGTTGTTCTACTCTATTGAAATCATCTTCTAACCTCACAATATCATCTTCCATACACTTACCTCTTTGTACCTCGATGATTGTGATGCCTTTTTCTCCACCCATAATACGATGTCTTTGCTCTATAGGTATGTAGAATGTGTCTCCGACCTTACATTCTGTCTCAAGATTACCTTGAGTAATGACTCCACTACCCTTGACAATCACCCAGTCTTCCGTTCTATGCCTATGAAATTGTAATGATATTCTTTTATCAGGTTCTACGTATAGTTCCTTGACACAATAATCATCATCCCTATGTAAGACCTTGAACCATCCCCAAGGTCTTCTTTCTTTTTCAATCATTTCACTATAAATTTAGCATCATTATCAAATATATCTAGTCCCTTATCTGTAAGCACATGATTGTACATCTTCTCGAATACAGCAGGTGGCATTGTAACAATGTCAGCACCATTTGCAAATGATTGAGATACACTATTCACATATCTAATTGATGCAGATAATATTCTTGTTCTATGTATTGCTTGAACTCTATACACTTCATCAATATCTTTTATTAGATTCAAACCTGCAATAGAATTGTCATCCAATCTACCTACAAATGGTGATACGTATGCTGCACCTGCTTTTGCTGATAGTATTGCCTGTGCTACATCAAAGATAAGAGTAACATTCACTCTAATCAAATCTCTTGATAGTGCTCTGCATGCTGTGAGACCATCACGAGTGCATGGAACTTTGATGGTTGATGAATTTGGAAATTTTGTGGCAAGTCTGATTCCTTCTTCTATCATTGTTTTGGAATTACCCATAACTTCCATACTGATATCTCTCAATCCAATGTCTTGAATCTCTTGATATACATCCTCTGGATTTCTACCACTCTTTCTAATAAGAGAAGGATTAGTTGTGACACCATCAATCAATCCTGTGGCAAAGTGCTCTCTAATTATATCTGTGTCTGCAGTATCAAGAAAGATACGCATGTTACCTGATGTCATCATTCTGGAAATTCAAAGTAGTTACAGTTTAGCACACACCTTACCTTGGTGTCAAGTTGACTAACACCTCTATGCAATATATCACTAGGAAATTTTACAAATCTATTTGCAATACTTTTGACCTTATCTCCTGTCTCAAATTCTGTATATCCATCATTAGTATTGACATAATATATACCAGTCGTCATGAATGGACATGGTTCACCGTCCATCGCTACATCATAATGATACTTACTTTTATATCTTTCTTTTTTTACAGGTTCAAGATTGGCTTTGATTCTATGTAGAGCGATAAATCTCAATTTTTTTACAAGAGGTATAAGAAAATCAATTTGTGGAGATGTCACATGTCTTGCATCTTGTAGTGAGTGGAATGTATAGAAAAGATGAGTGAATTGATAATCGTTTAGCCCACCCATTTGTTCCATATTTACCTTTACTTCATTGTATTTCCAGTTCAAAATACCATCTTTTAGTAGCAAATCATGTATCTTTTTATGCTCAGTTGGACTGAGAAAATTGTCAATTACTTCAATCTTCATGTGTAAATTTACTTACGCTAAATAGGCTAGCATACTATAGGATAAAAATCCATGAAAAGACTTCTATTTGTCTTTACATTGTTATCTATAGCAGTCCCTGCAAAGGCAGATATAACGCATAGTTTATCAAGCAGTATTCAACTTCAAGTGAATGCAGCAGCAACGCAGGTTGAACGGGTTGGGTCGTCGTTCTCAATTACGGGTAATGGTGTGGACACGACTGATGGTACAACAGCTGGCACAGTCAGTGTTGGTACTATAACTTCAGGTGTTTATGCTCCTGGTACGATAGCAGCTACTCAGGATGTACCTGGTGCAGCGTTCAGCTTTACCCAGTCATACACCCAAGCAGATGCTGTTCCACAATCAGCTCCAACAGTGGGTGCTGTAGGAAACTTCAGTAATCAAACTTCTACTGCTGCTGGTACAAAAGACACACTCGCTGGAACCATAACCAGTGCAGGTGCTATGACACTAACAGCTGGTGGAGCTGGTACTGTAGCTACAGGACAGCATGTAACCTCATTAACAATAAAATAAGTCATGGTAAGGAGAGTGCCCTTCTTACTATTATTTTTACTAGCATCACCTGCTAGTGCTGTCCCCGTGGTCCCGAACTTTACCCAGGGCTCGATGACCTCAACGACTGAAACGACCAGCACCGTGACGGAGACCATTAATTCGATGGATTACTCGACTGGCTGGACATATTCGGTAAGTGGGACAAATGTACAACACGATGGAACGAGCATGACACCTGATGTAGGTTCAGCTCAAACCAATACATTGAATGGAGTGACATCATCATGGACAGGACTGGACGTGAACAACAAACCAAATTGGACAGTGACTCAAACAGGAGATCCCTTCCAATTCACAGAGCATTATGTAGCTCCAGGTCTTCAGACTCATACCATAATAAATCGCACCCAAACTATACAATCCGTCACCACATCAACAAGTATCTTCTCACAATAGTTGCAGCATTCACATGCTCTCCTGTCATGGCTACAGATGTAGGTGGTGTATCTGCAACAGCAAACCCTGTTGCCAATTCTTCTGGCTCCGTAACCAACCAGGCAATACAAGTTTTACAAGGTCCTTATATTACTAACACCTACGGAGGTGGTGTACAATGTCAAGGTCCTACCGCAAATTTTACCCCCTATGTCACCAGAACAGGAACTTGGTCAGATCCTTATGAACCATGGTTTAATGACCCTGTATATAATAACGCTGATAATAATGATGACGGTATCCCTGACTCTCCTGGTGAGATCCTCTATTATATCCCTACTCGAACGGGGCAGAAGGCAACGCAAAATATAAACCTAGGATTCTCTGCAACACTATCCTTTCCCCTCGATAAAAAGCTACAAGAACAATGTAAGGAAGCTGCAGCAGCAAATATAGCAGCAGTAAACCAAGCAACCGCCAATAAACGCCTTGACTTTGAAATAGCCAGATTAAAAAATTGTGGAGAGCTAATGAAAGCTGGAATTATGTTTCATCCACAATCACCTTATCATAAAGTATGTGCTGATGTTGTATTAGTAAATCCACCTGGCGTAGTGGGTCAGCATAAACATGAAATTCCTATAGGAGATGCAAGTAGTCTAAAAGAAATTAGTATCGGAAATGCAAATTAAATTCAGAAAACAATACGGTAAAGGAACAGACCCATGGTATGCAAAAGCAGAACGATGGGTGTATAAAAAATTCAAAAATCCTTTCCTTCAACACCTTGCCATGGGTTTTATAGAATGGCTAAAACAAAAATGGATTGATATAAAAATTGAAAATACGATGACAGATGTCGATAGACAAGTCAAAGAAATCAAAGAGGAGTGGGATGAAGAGGATAGAAAACAGTTTGCTCCTGAGTATACAGAAACACCCTCAGAAGTAGAAGGTCTAAATGATATGTCTATTTCTTTTTCAACTTCAAAGGAGGAAGACCCTTCTTAGCACGATAAGCATTAGCCTGTATCTCAGACTTAGATAACTCACGATGACTACCTAGTTTTTTCTGGACAGTGGTCGTGAGTTTTTTTATGGCAGGTTTTATAAGACGTAATAAGAGTGGTGTGGCTGCTGCAGATGCTGTTGCCACGATTGCTATCGCTGCTGTCGTACTGACTTGATTGGTGCTTGGTAAAAATTTCTCTGCTACTGTAGTGTCCTCATATAATACCACACAGACAGTGCCTTGTAGTTCATGACCTACTACCTTCTCACTACCATCCTGTGTCAGATCACCGACTCGTGGTTGGTTAGGTGCAGGGCATTCAGTCTTACCCTCAGGTATTTTAGGGGGTGTTACATCTGGTGTGGTTGGTGGATCTGGTGGTGGTTCAACGGGAGGTGGTGGCACCTCTCTTGTAATAATAAGTTGTTCTGGTGTATAGTCCATCGCATTGAAAGATGGTGTACCAGCGTCGCAAAAGGTGACAGTTTCATCGTCCTTTGCTAGTTGTTTATTTTTTGTACCACCTGGCTCAGTCTTATTGAGTTCGTGTGCCTCAACACATCCAGGTATATCTACAATCGGTTTACCAATATCTACAGTGACAGGGACATACGGAACCTGTGGGTGTAATATCGTACCATCAGCACCCCATATCTTTGGTATATTAATTTCTTTGATTTGCGAATTATGAATCGTGATCTGTGGAATTGTCATCTTTCACCTTGAATACTAATAGTTCTTCACCGTTTTGCACATCCTCCATTTCTGGATGCCTCCTTTGTGATGGTTTTCTTACGTCTTGTAATACAGCACCTGTCATTCTCCACATGAATGCAAAAGTTGCACCTACTACGGCTGCAAAACAAAGACCAAATATGAATATGGTTAGGTCATTCATATTCCCCTTATATCTCTTAGTTCTTGGAAGTCTTTCTTCTTCGTGCCCCCATCATACTCCCATGCATAACCTTCAGTTATCATTTGTTCATTGAGTGATACATCCACATCGCCAACGTATAACCAACCAAGAAGCCTACCATACTTACCCACGCCACCTTTGAGTTCAGTTCTAATAGTAAGTTCATCATCTCCTTTGATAGCGGAATCAAGTTTACCTTTCAACCAATTGGTTGCATCAATACCTAATGCCTTTTCTTCTAAATCTCTCGTTCTCTTCTCTGGTGTATCTACCCCTGCTACACGGACTCTCTCCTTCTTCATCAAATCAAAACCTAGATCAATAGTTACATCAATGGTGTCACCATCTACAACTCTGTTGATCTTTACGACTCTAAAATTGTAACAACTCTTCCTACTCGGAGGAACCATCTTCGCCATCTCTCATCTCCATGAATGACATACGAAGTATATAGTAGATGTACCATGAAACTGTAACAAGTAGTATGACAAGCATCCAAATGACACCCCAGACTACCATCAGCAAGAATGCTCCTCTAGTATTGGTTCTCCTACCTCTACGTAATTCAGTTCACTATTATACACCCAGTGCATTTTACTCCAGATATTATTAAATTCTTCCTCATCCAAATCTTTCAGTAGTATTCTATCTTTCCAATAGATGTGATACCTCATTGCCAGAATTCGTCTAGAACATCGAAAACTTTATGCATGTATTTATTAGCACCAGTGCACTCCCACTGACCCATCTCCCCTATCTCACACTTATAATCTAATTCTCTTTTGAGTTGCATCAACTTATTAGTCATTGCAACCTTGTCTAACCTACCGTTCATGTCTCTCCTAGTAAAGTTCCTCTTCCTTGCCTAATTCAATTGTGAGATCTGATGTAGGATAAGCAACGCAAGTCAAGACAAAACCTGCTTCCATTTGTTCATCATCTAGGAATGATTGCTCCTCTTGATTTACAGTTCCTTCTAATATTTTTGCTGCACATGTAGAACATGCACCTGCTTTACATGAGGAAGGAGCATCTAAACCTTCTTCCTCCATGGTATCAAGGATGTATTCATCCTCTTCGCACTCGAAAGTAGTTTTATTTCCTTCAGTGTCAATGGCGGTTACGCTGTATGTCAAACTAATCCTCCCGAATACAATACTCAGCAGCATGGGGGTTGTCAAATCCTTTTAGATCTTCCCTTGCTTGTTTTATAGCGTGATATGCATCTTCTGCATACTCACAAATCTCATGATGAACATTGAGGTTATCGTGATAACCTACAGTGTAGTGGGACATGATAGATTCAACTCCAGTACATAATTATATATTATCACTTACCCTGTTCACCGACTAACTTTTTTTTGGATCGGACACAATGTTGAGAGGTGCTGATTCTATTCTTATTGTCTGAGCAGGTGCTGTCTGTGATGCTTTTTCTATAAGCATCTCCATATCTTTCTTACTTATGTTAGCCCCTGCAGCATTTGCACCATTCTTTTTGTTAGAACCTGCTTGGACACCGAACGTAGCTAGTACCCCAGTAAAGACCGAAGCTATGAAGGTCGGATCGATTTTTTGTTCCTGTTTGTAGCCAGGTATCTCAACGTAATTCAATGTCAATATACCACCTGCCCAGATCATTACACCAAGACGTACAAATGTACTGAGTATTGCTAACTGTTCTTCTTTATCCTCAGTTACTTCCTTGATCTTACCTACAATACCCTTCTTTGGTTCTTTCTTAGCTGAGTCTGTCATAATTATAAAATTGCCTTCATTATATAGTCTTTACTCAAAATTGGATCCTCTCCAAAGAGATTCAATTGTAACTCATCTGCATCTACGTACACATCATCTTTCTCTTTACGACAATGTAACCAGTAATATGTACCATCTTCTCTCTTGAAGAAGTAACTGGTGTTGTGTGAGTCAAGAGTAAACAGAGCAATGACCTGAGGGTATTCAATCTTACGATTGGGGTCTGGTCTACATGACTTACCCATGTCAGCATACATGGGTCTAGTTCCACTACCATGGGGAGTAGGTAAGTTTCTACCATGGTCACCAAATAGATCGTAACCTTTAGGCACGTTCGTCTAACACCTCATTGATCAATTGTTTCAACTCTAGTTTCAATGCATCTGATATAAGGTTGAGTTGATGTGGTTTACTAGCAGGGATAGCAGCACGTTGTTCTTCTATACTCTTAGTGCTTTTACCACCACCGTATGACATCCCTTGGGTGTCTATCTTCATGATAATTTTTTGATTTGAGCGAAGGAAGTTTTCTGATACTTCTTTATTTTTTTATACTTCTTTACTAATTTAGCAATCTCTTCTTTGTTGACTCTAAGTTTAGGATCTTCCTCACTCATTTCGTCTCCTCAATTGCTTCTTTGATAATTCTTTTGAGTTGCTTACCTTTCTTACCAAGACCAACAGTTGAGTCTATCTTTACTTTGACCCAGTAAAGACCTATAAGAACAAGTGTGAAAGGAATTGCATCTCCCCATGAGATTTCATTCCAAGCTTCAACTACGTTTAGTACGATAAAATTAGTCACGTTGCCTCCAATCATCTGACCTTTCCTGATGGAACCAGTCTACGACCTCATCAGGTGAACCGAAACCCCTACGATGGTTACTTGAATCGGGGTCTCCTATATTCAAGTTATTCAGAAAAGACTCGTCAGGATTTGTACTCATCCGACGAGCCTGTTTTAGCATACCTCTCGCAGAGGTGTTTACTTTCGCTAATTTCTGTGCCCATATCATGTCTTCCATACTGACCTCTGTACCTGAAGCAATGTCTTTGCAAATACTTTGCAGTCTAAGACGATATTGGGTTGATAGCATTTATTAAAATGGTGTATCTGGTAGAGATGGGATCGCAGGTCCTGTAAGATCAGGTACTAAACCTTCCATGGCACCAGTGCCTAAAGATGGTAAAACTGCTTCCATGATCTGACCTTTCGCCTTCTCTATCAAGGCATCTTTATTTAGATATAGGTATCCACCTGCCCCTACGATTGCTAGGACACCGACACCAGACACAATTGCTATTGCGTTGACAATTTTTTGCATAATGTTTCTACTAATTGATCTGCACACTCATATATAGCACGATTATTTGCCTCCTTCCCACGATACTTTGAGAAGTATTTCATGACTATGGGCAACACTTCTTGTCTAAGTTGTTCTTCCATTGATAAAATGTTCAGCATCTACAACTGCCAAGGGTTTCTTACCATTCTTCTTGATAAAGACGATAGGTTCATGATCACCTGAGTTTGCCTGTGCTTGTGCGTAGGCATCCCATACGTTCAACTTCTCTTGGTTCTTACATTCTATACTGTATGGAAACTTTTGTCTAGCATCTCGTGCCATTATCAGGTCTTCACCACCTGCACCCATGCTCCTTGACTCAATATCCTCAGGGTGTATGTCTCTATGCTCAATGAGTTGATCTCTTACCCATTGTTGTAGCTTTCTACCTTTTGCTTTAGCAGATTGTGGTTTCATTGTATAACTCCAAAGTCAGTGCGATCACTGCCCATACGATATCCTTCTATATCTATATGCTCTTTTGCACACATGTATCCACACACAGAATAATCGTCACCATGCATTGCTTTCTCCCATGATTTTTCTAACTCTCCTGTGTACAAGGGACTATTCATGATTTTTGTAAAATTATTATGGTACAAACTCACACTCTCAATACCACCCTGTTTTTCAATAAGATTTGCTACTGCATTTAGGTACATATTCGTACGCCTCCCTGTACCGATAGCCATGGCAAGGTTTGTAGCTCCACATGGTTCACATGCCTTTCCCGTTTCATAGAACCTATGATATACTTTTCTACATTCATTAGCAAAGAAGCAGCATGGATGCACCACACCTCTAGTATCAATAGTAAGTCTATTGACAAAACCAGTATATCTATTTTCATAATCTTCAACTGCATAGCATAAAATATCCGTGGGTGTAATTGGTTCAGACACCTTCATGACATACTCAACATCAGTAGGTGGTTCTAAAACATATCTTTTATTATTATAAACATACCTAAAAAATCTATTATTGTTGAAACCTGCTGTAGGTCTGAGTGTAAAAGAATTGAATCCCCACTCTTGACTCAATTTTCTACAATCATCTACCTGATGTTCATTGTGTTTGAAAGTGAGCATCCTCCACTGTGCACGTCCACCACCAGCAATGTATGACCTCGCATTCTCTGTGACTTTGTGCCAATCTACACCCACTCTATACAATCCATGTGTGTCTGCAAGTCCATCTATAGCAAATATCACCTCCCCCCATCTCATTTTTTTCATCAAGGTTCCTAACTTATACCACCACTCAGGATTCCTAGTGCCACCATTAGTGGTTAGAGATAAAAACTCTAAGTTTGAATTAGCATGTGCAATGTAATCTACTATTTCATGTAGATCATCACATAAAGAAGATTCCCCCACTTGTCCATTGAATCTCATCTTGAAAAGACGATCTCTTATGAACCAACGAGGGAACCATTTACGAAAATCTTCGTATGATATTTGATTTTTATTGACAGAGGGAGCAGGTGTAAGACCTATTCTACCCTCAATATATCTTGTACATATAGGACACTTAGAGTTACAATAATCACTAAGTTCTATTTGAATTTCATACGGATGAGTCTTCCGTAATTCATGAAACATTACAACTTGAAACCACTGAAAGCATTCTTTTTCATGTCTTGTTTAATTCCACCAACAACATAAGATTCTACCTCTGTTTCCTGTGGTGCAACCTGCAATCCTTTAGATGAGATCCAATGCTCTGTCCAAGGTAGTGGGTTGTTTTTTATAGGTGCATCATATAAAGGTGTCAAACCTATCGCTCTCATTCTTTTATTTGCTATCCACTCTACATATTTGACAAGTAATTTATCATTCAATCCAATCATAGTACCGTCTTTGAATAGGTACTCTGCCCACTCCTTCTCTTCAGCCACAGCATTTGCAAACATAGCAATGACAGTTTGTTCTTCTTCCTTCATAATCTCTTGCATCACAGGGTCATCTCCCTTCTGCCATGCTTTGATCATCTGTTGTGTCAATACAGTGTGTTGGTTCTCATCTCTTGCAATAAGTGAGATGATTTTTGCCGAACCTTCCATGAGTTTGAGTTCTCCAAATGCAAAACTGCAAGCAAAACTAACATAAAAACGAATACCTTCGAGTATATTGACATTAGATACTGCAAGATAAAGTTTTCTTTTTAATTCCTTCTCTTCATAAGAAGCATTTTCACTTGACCAATCAGGTTTCCACCAATTACTCTGTCCGTATTCTTGTGCTGCATTGATAAAGTCATCATACGCTGCAGTCACAGACTTAGCACGAGATAGTATCTTATCATCATCAAGAATCTTATCAAAGACCTCAGATGGATTTGGATATACATTCTTGATGATGTATGTGTATGATCTACTATGAATCATCTCCATAAATTGCCATACATTCATAGCACCTTCCAACTCAGGAAGTGCACAGTAAGGTGCGAATGCCATACCAGGTCCTCGTCCTTGCACTGAGTCAAGAAGTATCTGATACTTCAAATTAGATGTGAATATATGTTTCTGCTCTGGACGTAGAGACTGATAGTCACCACGATCCTTCTGTAGAGACACCTCTTCTGGTCTCCAGAAATACCCAAGCATTTGGTTAGTAAGTTTATCAAACACAGGATACTTATAGGAGTCATACCTTTGTACACCTAAGGGTTTACCAAAAAACATAGGCTGTGTCTTGGTATCGACGTGTTCTTTATTGAACACAGTCATTCCTTTGATATTCATAGGTGGTTTGCCTCTAAATTGTACAGGATTCACAGTTTTCTTCCTCTAGGTTTTCTATTTCAGCGAGTAGATTAGCAGTTGATGGTGCCTCTTCTATCTCGTCACTCTTCATATCATGTGTGTTTTGATAGTATGATGTCTTCCAACCATACTTATATGTGGTCAACAAATCTTGTGCCATCACGGTAACTGGCACCTCATTGTCTGGATAATTTTCTGGATTGTAACTCCAGTTACCACTTATTGCTTGATCAAAGAATTTTTGCATGATAGCAACAATGTTGATGTACCCTCTGTTACTTTGCATCTCCCATAAGAGAGTGTAATTATTCTTCAATGATTGATAAGACGGAACAATCTGCTTGAGAGGTCCTTTCTTTGATTTTTTAATGGACAGGTAGTCTCTAGGTGGTTCGATTCCATTGGTTGCATTTGACACAACGGAACTGCTCTCCGAAGGCATTTGTG